ATCATTATCGAAATGAGACATCTGTGTCACATTCTCCACATTCTGCTGTATGGAGATACCTTCTATTTCCGGGCAAGTATCATCTTTGGTGGCATTGCCCTCCACCTTAACATCTGAATTTGTTGTTGTAAGCTATATACACACCAGGTTCAGCTCACGAAATCCTGGTTGGGATGTGTTCCTCTCTCTTAAGGACTGAGTAGTTGTCCTTCCCACATGGGGTCATAGTGCACCGACACATCACTTATGTGCGCACCTTGTCTTTAAATTAGAACCATACATCAAAACGAGTCTTGATGTAGGCTCTGGCCGCCGCACGGGATGAGAACTTGAGTTTAATCCCGTGACGGTCGGCCCATGATACAAGCTTTGTGTTGTACACGTCCCAATCCTCCTTGCTGTGCAAAGATAGCTCACCCTGTAAAATCTCACAATTCTGTTGCACATCTACAAGAGGGCTCTTGTTATTGCGGTAGAAGTATGGTGTATATAGGAAACTCTCCTTGGCCAAAGGTCCGACCCAGCCCAAATAAGGAGCTCCCCCTATAACAGCCTCCTCTCCTATATCATCGTGAACAAATCTCCTCTTAAGGAAAGTCACATGGTATATGTCCGTGTAGGGGACCAACTCACCATCCTTAGCTCCAGCAGTGTATGTGAGTCCAAAGAGGTCCCCCATCGCCTTAGCCACCGTGACCTGGTTAAACATCTCACACACCTCATCATCGACACCACTGACATTGTCATCACCAAATGTGTTGATAAAAACATGTTTCCACATATCACATGTGTCTCCCGTGAGGTGAATGTAGCACGCTGTCAAAGTGAGCAATGAATACATGGAATTGACCACTGTTGTCAAGGGGTGACCACTGGGCAAAGACTTGTGCCATTGCACAAGATGTGACGCCATGCATCCTGGCCCAGTAATATGTATCGAGTGTGTCAAATCTTGCCAAAGCAAAGCACGAATATCATCATCGCGTGCACTCCAATTGGGAGAGCGTGCATACCATCGTTGTATAACGCTCAATATGGCATCATGAACCCAAGGCTGCTCGCTGGCATCAAAGCGGGAGAAATCACCATCAAACACCTTACCTCCCTTTGAGAGCAATTTATCGGCCAAAACACCCCACTGGGTATAATGATTTATACCGGGTGCCATACCACATAAAACGGGATTGGCTAACATAGCGGCACAGAATGATCCAAAATACATCCTGACCGCCACGGTATAATCCAACTCTGTGCCCGATATCATCCGAGTCTTGACACCCTCAACTTTCTCCAAGGGCCTTAG